CCAGGAAGCCCAACAACTAGTTTTGTTGCTACTGATTTTACAGATAATGTTTTTGAAGTTCAAACAATTCCAACTGTAAATACTTTTACAGTAACAATGCCAGTAGCAGAAGCAGGCACAGGAGTTACAGCAGGTGGAACAATTACTACAAACCCTTATGAAACAGTTGGACCTTTAGCTTCTACTTTTGGTTATGGATGGGGAGCTGGTACGTGGAACTTGTCTACTTGGGGAACACCAAGAACAGCTTCTAATACAATCATTGATGCAGGATCATGGTCATTAGATAACTTTGGAGAATTATTAATAGCAACTATTAAAGATGGAAAAACTTTTAAATGGGATCCAAACGCAGGAGCAGGTGTTACTTCACGTGCAACTGTTATACCAGGAAATCCTACAGCAACAGTTTTAACAAGAGTATCTGATCGAGATAGACATTTAATTCATTTTGGTACTGAAACTGCAATTGGAAGCACAGCCTCTCAAGATCCTATGTTTATTCGTTTCTCGGACCAAGAAGATATTGAAGTTTATGAACCAACATCAACTAATACAGCAGGTACATTTAGATTAGATAATGGTAGTAAAATTATTGCAGCAGTTAAAGGTAAAGATTACATGTTAGTTCTTACAGATGAAGCTGCTTACACTATGCAGTTTGTTGGACCTCCTTTTACATTTAGTATTAGACAGGTTGGATCAAATTGTGGATGTATTGGTCAACATGCAGCAGTCTTCGTAGACGGAGCTGTGTATTGGATGGGGGATTCTGGAAACTTCTTTGTATTTGATGGAACAGTTAAAACACTACCTTCTTCGGTTGAAAACTTTGTATTTACTACTACAGGAGATGCTTTAGGTCTTAACTTTACAAATGGTGAATTAATATTTGCAGGTCATAATAGTTTATTTACAGAAATTAGTTGGTTTTATCCACAGGCAAATGTAGCACAGAATAATAGAGTTGTTACTTATAATTATGAATTACAATCTTGGGTTACTGGATCTTTATCAAGAACAACCTATGAAGATTCTCATGTATTAGAAAATCCAACAGCAAGTCGTTATATAGATAATTTAACTCCAACTACTCCTATTGTAAATGGAGTAAGTAATGGAGGTAGTTATGTATTTGAACATGAAGTGGGAGTTAATGAAGTTATTAATTTAACAAGTGTTACAACTACAAATATAGCAATATCTGCATTTGTAAAATCAGGAGACTTTGATTTAGATATTGATGGAGATGGGGAATACTTTATTAAGATAAGAAGATTTATTCCAGACTTTAAATATTTAGATGGTAATACTAAAGTAACATTATTCTTTAAAGCTTATCCAGCAGATACAACATCTGCACTTGGAGAAACAACAGTTGGTCCCTTTACAGTGACTTCAACAACAGATAAAATAGATACCCGTGCAAGAGGAAGACTTGCCGCAATTAAAATAGAAAACGATGCACTTGACGACAACTGGCGTTATGGGATATTTAGAGTGGATATTCAACCAGACGGTAGAGGTGGAAGTGCTCCACAAACATAATGGCAGCTACATATAAATTTTATTATTTAGTTTCAGGAAATGATGTTGTTCAACAAAAAGAATACATCTCTTCTTATAATATAAATCAAGTTAAACCTTATTTTTTAACTGAAACTCCTAATGTTGTTAAAGTAGATAGAATAGACATATTAGCAGATCCAGATGGTTTAAACACAGATGAAGCTTTAGGATATAGTTAATGGCTAAAATAAATATATATATTCCAGAACCTCAAGAACCTTACACGGTTGATAATTTTAGACAAATTAATCAAACGTTAGAGACTTTACAAAATCAATTAAATACTTCATATCTTACAGATATTAAAAATGAATTAGTACGATTTGAGTGGTTTATTAGTTAATGGCAAATTTTTATAAAAATCAAGGTTTTGTTTTAGGTACAACTTTAACTACCATATTAACTATTAACACTAGTTCAGTTGGAATTGTTAAAAGCATTAGTGTAACAAATGAACATAATAGTAATAATTTAGTAGAATTTGATTTACATGATGTTTCAGCAAGTACCAACTATAGATTTTATAATGTAGATATGACCGCTGACAGCACAGATCAAGCAGCAGGACAAGTTTTAAATTTAGAAGCTGGGGATAGTATAAAAGCTCTAGCTGAAGTAAGTGGTACAGTTAAAGGTGTTATAAGTTATTTATTGATAGATAGATCACAGGAGAATGGCTAGAAAAGTAAGTGTAGGAAATGGTGCGTATATTAAACAAACCAATAAAAAAAGACCAGGTAGACATTCAAAAAGACCTAATAAACGAAATAGTAAAAAAGAATATCGTGGACAAGGAAGACGATAATAGTGTATAAATAACCATGCCAAATAAAACAGTAATTATTAACGGAGAAGAAGTTCCAGTTATTCCAGCTAAAGCTGAAGAGATAATTAAAAATAAAGAAACGGGACAGATTTATTCTAGCCTTGAAGAATTTAAGGCAGATGTTGCAAATCCTAATACTCCAACTAAAGAAGAACATTTACAACAAGATTTAAAAATAACAGTTGCATCTTTACAGGTTTTTGGTAAAACCAAGGAATGAATCCTTACGGCGGCACCGAAATTCAAGTAGAGTATTTACACAAATACGTAAATAAAGATCTTCTTAATAAAGTTGAAATAACAACTTCTATTCCAGAAAAAAAACCTTTAGTTATAGATAAACCAAATATTCTTTGGGTACATAATAGTTATGACCAACCTAATGTTATGCCTTGGTTTCAAAATAAATTAAATCACGGTAAATATGATTGGTATGTATTTAACTCTCATTGGACTTATGAAAAGTTTAGATATTTTTTTAGTGTGCCTACAGAGTTATGTTTAGTCATTAAAAATGGTTTTGATGATGATTTAATAATAAAGAAAGATTTTAAACCTAAAGATAAAATAAAATTAATTTATACTTCAACTCCATGGCGTGGTTTAGATGTTTTACTTTCTGCTATGGAACAAATTAAAACAGACAAAGTAGAATTAGATATTTATTCAAGCACACAGATTTATGGAGATGCTTTTAAAAGTGCTAACGATAAACAATTTATAGAACTATATGATAAAGCTAAAACAATAAAAAATGTTAATTATAAGGGATATTTAAATCATAAAGAATTAATGAAGATACTTCATACCTATGATTGTTATATACATCCTTCTATTTTTGAAGAAACATTTTGTTTAGCGGCAATGGAATCGTTAGCAGCGGGCCTTGTTGCAGTAACCACGGACCTCGGTGCTTTGTATGAAACCTGTGCTGAATTTCCAATATATGTTCCGCATCAGAATAATAGAAAATTATTAGCTTCTCAATTTGCTGCAGTTATAGATAAACTATCAGTAATGATGAATGATGTAGATGAAACAAAAATGAAATTTCAACAACAATACTATAGACAGTTTTATCATTGGAATGTAATAAAGACTTATTGGGAGAATTTTTTAAATGGCGTATAAACAACCGTATCGTATCTTTGTAGCAACACCAGTTCACTCTGATGTATCTATTCATTATTTTAAAGCCTGCTTAGAATTTCAAAAAGAATGTTTTGTTAGAAAAATACCTGCAATGTTTCAAGTAATGAAAAGTAGTTTAGTTACACAAGGAAGACAACTTTGTGTATCTGCATTTATGGAATCAAGTTGTACACATATGTTATTTGTAGATTCTGATATTTCTTTTAATTTTAAAATGGTTGAAAGAATGATTAATTATGACAAAGATATTTGTTTAGTTCCTTATCCAATTAAAGGATTAGATTTTGAAAAAATAAAACAAAGAATTAAAGATGGATCAACCATTGATCCTAGAGTATTAGGTAATCAATATACAATGTCAGTACCAGATCCTTCTAATGTTAAAGTTGAAAATGGCTTTATAGAAGTTGAAAGAGGGCCAGCAGGTTGTATGTTAATTAAGAAAGAAGTTATAGAAACTTTAATAAAAGAATACCCAGAATTTACAATAAACCAACATACTTTAATTGATGGTAAATTAGTCAAAAGAAAACATATGTATAATTTCTTTGATACCTATTGGAATAAAGACGATAAAACTTATACAGGAGAAGACTTTTATTTCTGTAAATTATGTAAGCATGCAGGTATTAAAATGTATGCTTT